CTATATTTTTTGTATTAAATTAATTTGTCAATTCTGTCTATCATTAATTATGGTTTTAAATAATAGGTTTGACCCCTCTTTTCATTATGCCTTTCTTCCATCCTGGAAAAGAAACCTGGGTCTAAAAACTCCTTAATTTGGTAGCCAATTAAGAAATCATACGCAGCTTTAGAATAATACATATTTAAAAATGGTACATTTCCCTCTGCAAATTGAACGAATTTTTTACCAGCTTTTGCCGGTTCATTAGCATTAAATATTACATCTAATAACTTCATAGCATCTCCATAAGTTGGTCCAGCAATAGTTTCTGCCATAGAGCCGCCATATTCGTTTTGCAACTCATTATAAAAGAAATCCCCATAAATACCTAAGCCGCCACCTTGAGCTAAGGCATTCATTAAAACATTTCCTTTAGTTGGATCTCTTGGAGATCTACCTCTTAACATATCTTTAACAGATAAAGTAATATAACCAAACATTGCAGATAACATTAACATTGAAGTTAAACCCGTTATTCTTGCTAATTTTCCCTCTTCGGGTCCATACGCTTTCATTTCTCTACCAATAATTTTTTTCCAAATTGATATGGGAAACGCTTTGAATTGACCCATAAATCTTAATACTTCTCCTTGAGCAGTTCCTTTAAGTGTTCCTTGGTGCATAATGGCTCTAACGGCACTATCGGGTTCTGGAGTTGCGTGCATTGCCTGATCGACTAAAACATTTCTCCAAGTCATTTTAAAATCTCTTTTCCAATTTCTTAATTCTCTTTGACTTATATTTTTACCTAAATAACTTCTTACAACATCATCTGAAATTTCATCCACATCCTCTGCGGTTATATATCTTCTGTTTTCAACATCTAAAGTTTTAATGGAACGCAACATATCCCATTTCCCATCATCAAAACCATAAAGTTTTAAAAGATTTCTTTCTCTAACTTTTAAATCTAACCATTTGGTATCAGCCAGCATTCCATAGTGTCTTGCCAAACCAACTGTCATTCCAGATTTTAAACTTGAAATCCATCGGTTCAAACTATTCCATTTAAAGAAAGCATTTTGCAGTTTTCCCATTGTTCCCCAGGTGTCTCCAGCTGAACCATATTTATTACCCATAAAAGAATGGATAGAATTGCTCATTACTCCTAAAATTTCATAGGCAGCCTTATCTTGAGTTTTAAATAAACCACCCATTGCCTCAAATATTCCCGTTAAAAAACCTCTACCTTGGAAATTAGTTGTACTCATATATTGACCCAAATCAGCAATTGAGGTTGGAGCTGCAAATCCTAATTTACCCATTGATTGTAAAGCTCTAACTGTCATTGAAACTTTCGCCATTGTTTCATTGCCTATGCCATTAATGGATCCATCTATTTCAGCAAACTCTTTTCTAAAATTTTCAAAAGTTAATTTTTTAAGAAATTTTGGATCTGATTTTTTATATTCTTTTCTAAGTAAAGCTAAAACCTTTTCAAAAGTATCTCTTGGATTTGTTCCCAATTCTTGCATTAAAGCTATATTTCTAGCACTATTACTTAATACACTCATTACACTTTCTTTTAACGAGGGTTCGCCAAATGCTAAATCGTATTCGTGTCTAGCTGTTGCATCTTTAAAATGTAAAACTCTTGAGGCGTTTAATCTATTGGCTACATTACGAGTTCCATAAATGCTTCCGGTTCCTCCGTGTTTTAAATGATCGTTAGACATTAAACTATCATAAATACCATCTAAAATTTCATCTACTTTTCTTCCGTCATCCAACCCTGGGAAAGTTCTTTCAAGATCTAATCTTGGTTTAATATATTCCCTCCAGGCATTTCTATTATCGCTTACTATTTTAGAACCTTTGCTAGCATTACCCATCTTTTCGGTATTGTGCATTGTTCTTGTAATCCAATCTCTTAATTGACCAATGTTTGCACCTAGATCATTTAATTGTATTCTCCAATCTTCTTGAGCAGCTTTTAATATTTTTGCTATGGCTAATACATTTTCATTTAAAACAGTTTCCCCAGCCATTGCCTGTTTAAGTTCTGCATCAAATGTACCATCTGCAAAATCATCCCAAGCTGTATCTGAAATTTTATTTATTTTTTGATACATCTCAGTTATAAAAACCACTTCTGCTGTATCTTGTTTAGAACCAATGGAGTTTCTGGAAAGAGTTGAAAATTCTTGAATACCCACCAAAATACCTCTAATACCCATTTCAGCATTTATTCTTCCCTCAGATAAAGCAACAGCATCCTTTACTTTTTGAAATAAATCTAAAGCTTTAATATTATTATCTGCTGCATTTCTTTTTTTAAGAGCTTGTTCGTATTCAAATTGATTAATAACTTCTTCTGCTAATAAGCTGTCTGTTTTTTCTTGAGCTTTTGTAAATTTTTCTTGATTGGTTTTTATTTTAATTTCGTCTAAGATTTTATTAATCTGTTCATCCGGCAATAAATCTCCAGTTAATCTTTTAACTTCATTAAAACATCGGTTAATACTTTTTATTCTTGGTCTTTTAACTGCCATTAAGTTCCTCTTTTCTTAACACAATTAGAAGCAGCTCTAATTGCATCTCTAATTTTATTTTTATTTTTTATGTTTTTATCTATGTTTTGAATTTCAGCTCTATCTGAAACAACAGTAGTATCTTTTAAATCTTCATCTTTAATATCTAATTGTTTTTGATGGAACTGTTCTCTTTCTACTAAGGTTTGCGCCTCTTGTTCAATTTCAGATGTGTTCTTATCGTTTCTTTTTATATCTTGTTCGGTTACACTTCCCGTTTCATCACTCTGTTTAAGTTGAGCTTTATTTTGCTCCAATGCTTGATCGGCTGCTTTTTGTTTAGCCTCAAACATTTTTCTTTCTGTTTTCTGTAAATTTCTTAAATTAATTAAATATATTTTTGCAGATTTTCTATCTCCCCTTTTAATAGCCTCTGCATATAAAGTTTTAAATTCTGATATTTGATCATCTAATTCATTTAATTGTTTGTCGCCAATTCTAGTTTTATTAACAACAACATTTCCCGTATCAACCCTTTCGCCTCTTAAAACTTTTCCAACAGAATATTTTAATAAAGCTTGTTGATGCTCTGGAGAAACGGCTGCTAACCTTTGATAAATATTTGGCTTGCCTTGAACTTTAGCAAGATAATCTCCTATTCTTCCAAAACCAGCGTGAAAACCAGTTCCGATAAGACCCCCAGCAGCTATGTTAATAAAAGCATCGTATTGATCATAGTCTGATTGTTGGGATCTGTGAACGCCATAAACAATCGGTTCAACTGCTGTATTACCCAAAAGACCCTCGACAAAACCTTTTTTCATTCTAGCAATGTTTTTTCCAGACTTTGCTACCATTCCAGCAAACTTAGCTTGACCCACAAATGGAATAAAAGACGCTGCTATATTAACTGGATCTGCAAAACTGGTTGCTAGTGAAGTTAAAAAGAAAGAACCTTTAGCAAAAATATTCTGGGGTCCACGCTGAATAGTGTTGGCTCTTTCTCTTTCTAATTCTTTTCTTTTAACTAAATAATCAACCACTTCTTTTCTGGTATCTTCTTTAAAATTTAAACCGAGATGTGCATAGTCTTTATTTAATTGATCTCTATTTAAAAGTGTGTTGTCTTGATTATAAGCTGAAAACTCCTCTCCCTTTCTCCATAAAGAATAAGTGGGATTGTAATTCCAAGTATTTATAATATTTGCTTTTTGTGCCTCAAAAAAGCCAGTATTTAAAGTTCCAAAAGTTGATTGCACTTCTTCTTTTGTTTTTTGAAATGTTCCAAATCCTACATTAAACATAATTAAGGCACCATCGCCTGACGATATAATTCTTGCTCGCCACCAAATACATCGTATGGCTCTATAACTGTTAAAGGTAAGCCAGTTCCAGGCTCAATATATTCTGTGCTGAAAATATTTTTATCTTGACCCACTTGATCTGTAAAATAAAACTCTATTTTTTGTCCCTTACTGTTTGCTATGGGTATGGGTCCATCATTAGTTTTAAAATATAAAACTAATCCAGTTGATTTATTATTTAATAACCAAACAGTATTTCTTTTAATCGTAGACTTCATTTTAATATTAATGTCTTTTTTAGACAGAAGTTCTAAATCTCTATCATCTGCATAATGAGTATAATCTTTCTCCATAAAGCGATCCAAATAATCTCCATCTTGTACCGCTAATTCAATAGCCTCCGCTTTAGTCTGAACCACTCCAACATTAACTCGTTTGCCATTTACATCTACGGGAATAAAATATGTTTTACCTGGATCAATATGGTAATCGGATAAAAATTCTTTTGATACACTATTTGCTGCATCATTTACCCCATCCCCTCTATCTATTCTAATTAATGCTGCTCGATACAAAGTATCTTCAACAGCCTTTTTATATTCAACCACATCAAAGGAACCAGGTAATTGATTTTCAATAACTTGTTCCCATTTATCTATTTTTTTTGATATTTTTTTTCTAACATCGTTTAATGTTGTGCCGGATGGTAATTCTGATTTAACAACTTTTTCTAAATCTTTTGTGGAGTGTGCTGCCAATATATCTTCATTAAGATTTGCGCTATTGGTACTCATTGCAACAAGATAATGAGTTGGCAGTTTTTCCATTGATAAATGCTGTAAAATTCCTTGCATTTTATCTTTGCCATAAGTTTCGCTTAAACTTAGTAAAATTCCTTTTTTCTCTTGCCAAGTTTTACCTGGGTCTGTAATTTGTTTAACAACAGATTGAGCCTCTGCTTGGCTCATATAAAATCTTTTATCCGAGGCAACATTTAACTCTTCGTATTTTTTATCTAATAATAAATTCTTTTCTTCAATTAATGTTTTTCTTTTATCAAAGTCATCTTCTGTATTAATTTTTTGAACTAAACCATCAACTTCCATATCTATCTTTGCGACATAACCAGCGGCATCTCCATTATTAATGGATGTTATTCTGTCGGAAATAGCAGATTGAATAACTTGGTTGGCTTTATGTTTAGCAGCTATCTCAGCTCCAGAGCCAGTTAAAGGATATAATTGAACTGTAGATAAATCTTCGCTTTTAGAAGTATGAACTTGCTGAATAGCATTTCTTACATAATTATTCATATCAACTGCTAATTTAATAGCATCATAAGTCTCATAACCCTCAAATGCTTTTAAATAAGATTGAGCATCAAACTCCGCCTCTAATCCATAAGTAGCTCTAATCGTATCTTCGTCTATATTTTTAGCCATCTTTTGTTGAGCAGCTAAAACAATTTTGCTTTGTAATTTTACTTTAGTTTCAGCATTTAAGTTTTTATAAACACCATTGTTAAAATTTATTAAAGTTTTAATAGGATCTTGGCTTAAATGTTTTGTAATTGTTAAAACATCTATGTTGTTTAAAGTATCAAATTCCAATTGTTTAAATTGATCGCCAAATAATTCGTAATTACTTTGATTAGTAAAAAAAGCCACTTTATCTGCTAACGCCATTTTATGTTCTTTAGAACCTACTTGAGCATTTGCAATTCTATAACTTATACCATCTAGTTCTTTAATTTTTAAAGCTTTGCTTTCATTTCTAAAATTAACAAAAGTATGATCTCGAATAGTTCCGCTCTCACTAATAAATCTTTTGTTCATATAATTTTTGAACATTTTTTTAGCAAATGGTCCCTTGAGATTTGCAAGAGTTGTGTTTAAAGTTTTTTCCCAATCATCTTTATAAGCAGCCATAGCATCATCGGGTTTTGTACTTTCTTTATATTTATTTACCCTTGTTGCTAAACCTTCTTTTTGAGTAATTATTGCTCCACTTGCTGGATGTTCAGTTATTTTATCTTGATCAATTTCTTTAGCTGCCTCAATAACAGCGTTCTCGGCTTTTTGTTTTTCATATTTGATCCAAAAATCCTCTCCAGCTTGCAGCATACCTTTCATAGCTCTTGGGATCATTGTAGCTGTTGCTTGATCTACATACATTCCAGATGTAGCAGTTCTTTCTTTAACTTCTGTTGTGGGTCTGATTTGTGATTGATATATTTTTATAGCCATTTAATTATCCTATTCCGTAAGCTGTTGCTCCTAAATTTAATAAACTTTGACCAGCAGCATAGTAAGATGCTTTCTTAGCAACTTTACCACGCCATCTTTCCATTTTAGCCTCAGCCTCAGCGTTAATTGCATCGTTGTATTTTTGATCTCTTGCAACTTCAGCATTATATTTTAACATATCTCTATCTCGTTCTTGATTTAGATTATTCTCTACCATTATGTCAAAATAAGATCCGCTTAACTCAACACCAGATGTTGCATATTTTGTTGTGATTGCACCATCAACTTTATCTGCTTGATAGTTAAATGCGGGTAAATCATAACCGGTATAAACTTTATAAGCCTGATCAGCCTCTTGTCTTTTTATTTTAGCATCTCGATTTAATAGAGCTGCATTATAATTAGCTGCTGCTTGAGCTGCTTTACCAGCATATATATCTCCAAAAAAACTCATTATTTCATTACCCTCGCAAATCTTACAAAGTCAGACCCATCGGGACCATAACTTTCCATTAATCCTTCTTTTTTAAAACCTAACCACTTGGCAAATCTTAATGCCACATCGCAATCAGCTTTTACGGAAGTTTGTATTCTTTTTATTTTATTAGCTTTTAAAATTATTTCAGTTCGTTGTTTAATGTGTTTAGCACAAAAGATCGGATATTTATAAATTTCTTTTGTTGCTAAGACCCACCCCTCGGCAACGCCATCCCAGAGATAAAAAACACCTCCAGCCGCAATAGGTTTGTTATTGACTAGACCCGTAAACGACATTCCAACTTCTTTTAAAAAATAGGCATATTTTCTATGCTCTGGTTTTAATTCTAAAAATTCGCTATTTAAGCCTTGTTCTAATATTTGTTCAGCGTGCTTATTTTCAAATGGAACAATAACTACATCAGACACTTTCTGTCTCCAATCTAGGATAAATTCCTAAAATTGTCATAGGTAGAGCCTGTGGTTGTTGCACATAAACCAAGCCTTCTGTTCCATAATCTGTATCAAATTCAACAGACTTATCTCCTGTAAATAATGGGATGGGTAAATCCATAGGAGATCCACTAGATCTAAAATCTATTGCTGTTAAGTTGGCAGCATTGGGTCCAACACTTGCGCCAACTGTATTTTGAAATCTAACGGATAGATCATAAATTCTTTTAGTTTTAGTTTGAGTTGTTTCTGTATAACCTTCGTCTAATCTCATTGTTTGTAAATCAGATGTATATAACAAACCAACTTTAGCTTGTTCAGTAGCATTCGTTAATGTGATAGCTCCGCTTGAAACTGTTTTAGCATTTTGAGCAGAACCTTCGCCAATTATATCAACTACCTCTCCTTCTAAATGATCTAAACCACTTAAACTTGAAGTTAAGTCTCCCGTGTAGCTTAATCCGCTATCTAAATAATGAAATGCTGTAAGATCTTCGTTAAATTCAAACGGAGTAAAATATTCCACATATCTTCTTACTGCTCCATTAATCCATCTTTGAACTATAACCCAAACTTGATCTTCATCTGCATCGCCATCAATGACAGCAACACTTTCTACTTTTGCATGAGTTAAAATATTATCCGTTTGCTCGCTTGTATGAGCTGAGGTTAAACTAACAGCTGTTCCTAAAGTTTTATCTGAATAAAGTTTAAATTGATTATCGTCTATTTTTTCAATGTAGTATTTTGTGTTTTCCGCTAACCCACCAATAGATGTTCCTGTATTGTCATAATAAAAAATATCTCCAGTAGTAAAACCATGAGAGGCTGAATAAATAAAATTAGATGAAATATTAACACCTTGATAAATGTATTGAGTTGTGTCTGAACTGGGAGCGGATGTAAAAGATACAGCTGTTCCCGCAGTAGCATTGGTAGCGTTTGTTGCTAATTTAATTGTGTTGCTATCTGATGCGATTGTAAAATATAGTGTTGAATTATCTAATCCACCAATAGCATTACTGGCTGCATAATAATAAATAGGATCTCCTGTAGATAATCCGTGTGATGATAAAGTTATTGTATTGTTAGTTGTATTAACAACTGTTGTATTGGATGTAAAAGAAATTTGTTGATGAATAATATTTTTAGTTGTATCTGATTTTCCACCTACAATGTGTCTGTGCCAGGCAACGACATTCTCTAATCTATTATAAGTTAAACCAGCTAATACTCCATCTGTTCTTGCTCCCCAAACAACAGAATAAGGCTCTTGTTGATAATCCATTTGCACTACGCCTGTTTCTGTTATATGATCCGCCAAAATTGTTAAGTCTGGTGCAACATAGCCATCGGTATCAAAGTTATAAGCAAGCTCTCTAACTTTTCTTTTAGCTCTTTGTAAAAATATTGTAGCGTTTCCAATTGATAAAGCATCCACACCCGCTGAACCATAGTTGGATTGTTTTCTAATATTAATATTAGATGGAGTGATTGCGTCTTGTGCGGAGCCAGAGCTAACGGCATATTCGCCACCCGTTGTCATGCAAATTAAAGTTCTTGTAGCTTTTAATGATTTAATTGCATTAACCTGGTTGGATGCAATGGTATAAACCATAGCATTATCATCTGATGTGCCGCTAGTCATATTTTCATAATCTCCAGATTTTGAGAAAAACATGGTTTGAGGTTGATCGGATGTTGCTGCAAATACTAATCTTTGTTCAAAGAAAGATACGCAAGCGGGAAATCCTGTAGTGTTAGAAAAAGAACCAAGTTGCCAAGTTGCAGTAGCATCGGTATTTGTAAAGGCTTTAGTAATTGTGCAAACCACAACTGTCGTATTAGTTCTTCCTGTAATAACTGCTTCTCCACTATTAAATTTTAAAATTCTTCCAACATCTGTAGTTTGAAATCCTGTACCACCATTAATACCAACTATAGCACTAGCTGTAAAATTGACACTCGTTCCAGTTCCTGAAGAGGCTGGAGTTATAGTTGTTGTTGTGGTGTTGACATCCATATAGGGTCCAGTTTCAGCAAAATCTACTTCTGTTAATGTCCAGGAAGTATGATCTGTTCTTGAAAGTTTCATTACTTCATGGGAGTTGTGGCAGATATACATAACATCCGCTGATTGTGCGAATTTTAAATCAAAGAGTTGTGCTGTAGTATATTCAGTTGTGATTTGATAAATTCTATTAGCAGTACCCGCTGAAGCATAAGTTGTGTAAGCAGATGAATTAATATCTGTGCCATCTACATCTTGCAGTTCAAAAGTGTTAGTAGTTTTGTCAGCAACTTTAAAAGTTTTACCATTAACTTCTGTCATACCAACAACAGCTGATATATTTACAAAATCTCCGTTAGAATAACCATGGGAGCTTGAAGTAACTACAGCTGGATTAGCTTTAGTAATGGCAGTAATAGTTTTATCGCCTTCTGTAATTTGACCATTATCTTTAAAAAATCTTATATATTGATTACCAAACTCTAAGACATAGGTTTGTTCAGTTGAAAATGTGAATGGAATTAATCTTGTTGAATTAGCGGATGTTTTAATTTCTGATACAAAATATGTGCCTGGTCGTCTTGTTACTGGACCATGTGGCATGACAACGAAATTCTCAATATTTGATGCTCCGTTAAAATACTTCGCAAAATCTGTCCGACCCTCCATAGAGGATGAAAGCTCCCCAGCCGTAAAGCTGGGTATGCTTAAAAGTTGTTTAGGCATATTTAGTATCTACTTGTTATAAAATCTTCTGTGATTATTTGGTCTGTTGGTGCTACCTCTGGATTTGTATTATATCCTTCACTAGCGTCTGTGTGTCTAGCCTCCGATAATTTAGCTTGGTATTTTTCAGCCATAAGTTTTGTAACTTGTAAATTAGAAGTTATGGCATAAGCAATATCTTGAGCTAGAGCTGCTGATATAGTTTCTCTTAATAAAATATCTAATTGATTTACATCCGTTTCAATGGCTAGATAAATTAAATAAACAGCGCTTTCGCCTATTAATAATTTTCTACCTTCAATTTTGTAATCTGAATTGTAATCTTTGATTTGTAAAACACGCAAGCAATCTGATGGTAGGGTATATTGATAACTAAAACCCCAAGCTGGAGTATCGCTGTCTTGCGCTAATTGAACTCTTTTGACTAAACAGTTCCAAGGATGAGATCTATAAACCGCATCTCTAATTGTTTCATATCTTTCGTTGCATATTCTAGCATTTTTTGAATTTTCAGTAAGAGCTGTAATAGAACTTGCTCCTAATTGATTTAATGCTGAATTACATATTTGAACTACACTAGCCATCTAGTCTCCTAAAAATTAATTTTTTTTTAAAGCATCCTAGGCGGGTTCCACTCTCGCTTTCCCCGCCTAAAATTTTATTTATCTAGTTGCAAACATATTGAATGTTGAACGACATATCGCCTTCAGTTCCACCCGCAGCAGCCATAGTAGCTGCTATGTAGTAAAAACCTCCAGGATCAGATGACGCTCCAGCCATTTCCCATAGTGCTGAACCAGCTGTATTGATGTTAGCAGCTTCAAATCTTACATCTGCCATTGCACCAGCATCAGCTACCGCAGTTGCGAAGTAATCTTCGTCTACTACTGTTCCGCTAGATTGATAAATCCCAACATTGAAAGTACATGAACCCCCAAGTGTATCTGAACCGATCCAAATTTGTGGAATAGTTGCATTACTTGGTATAGGTGCAAGCATAACAATATCGTCATCATCACTATCGCCAGCTGCTACAACTATAGTACCTTGAGCTACACGAACTACTCCGTGTAACAGGCTGCTATCTGTAAGAACTGGTGGCGTAGCTTCAAAATTTGCTACTAAGTCTGAGTTTTTAGTTCCCATTGTGATTTTCTCCTATTTTATTAATTATGCTTCATGACAAGGAATTTGAACAACTTTTTCTTCTTCCATTCTTACTGCTCCAAGTGCCATTGAGTAGTACACTTGAGTTGAGTAAGACTTGTCAGCTCTTTCAGAAATTTTCGCAGATATATCTTTTCCGATACCTAATTTAATAGCATCTTCAGTATATGCAAAAACTAATCTGTCAGTTGTATAAGTTGCATCCTTGTTTAGCCTTGTTGACATTATGAACTCAAAACCTAAGTAGGAATTAATAGCTCCAGTTGCCAAAGCACGAACTACATTGTAATCCGAACTTGTAACTTGAGTTGTTCCTAATAGATCTTGGATCTGTACTGGTCCGCAAACAATGTATCTCTTCAATGAAGGGTCAACATCGTTATTATCTAGGATTTTCTTCGCAGCCAAAAGTTTAGCAATCGTCAAACCATCACTTTGATCTGAAGTCGCTGTTTTTTGTCCAGAAGGTAAAGCCGTAGAATCACCACCAGCAACACCAGTATTCGCAGATGCGTTGAACGCTGTTATAATAACATCATCCATTGCTCTGTTCATAGCTGCCGCTGCCGCTCTTGCGTATGAGCTAGTTGGATCTACAAGCATTCTAACCTTGTCAACATCGTCAACAAGATCAGCCCATTCATAGTCAGCTAAGCTCAATCGTCTTCTACTATGTGGAGTGTCGATCTGAGGTGTATCGCCATGTCTGCTCGTTCTTAATTGAGCAGCTGTAACTCCGACTTGATCGAAGAATGCGTTTTTCCCAGTAACTTTTTCCACATCAACAGAAGATCTTAATTTACTTCCCATTTGTTGAGAAAGCATAGCTATATTTGAACTATACTGCTCAACGAAAGAAGTAGTTATTTGTGAACTCATAATAAGTTCCTCCGTCTGTTTATGTTTATATTAAATCGGATGATTATCCTTACGGGTCGCTCCTCGATTTTAGATCTCCTGGATCCTATACTTTCATAGTGTCAACTAGGGTCTTTCGATTTTCCTAATCATTTTCAGCTATACTTGATTTTTCTTTTCTCGTAAAGCTAAAACTTCTTGAACTGCTGCTTCATGATTTGTATGGTTTTTATCCCAATAAGCCGAACCAGTTTGTGTCAGTTCTCCAATTTGTTTTTCTATTTGGTTTGGCGTTAGATAAGTTGGTCCAGATGCTTGAACTATGCTATCTTCCCCCATTTTATTTGCTAATTCTGCAAAAGCTTTAATCATAACGGGATGATCTCCCAGTTTAGTTCCATCTGCTAAATTAGTATCTAAA